CGCCCGAGAATGCGGCCAATTGGCGGCCCAGGGACAACACAGTCCGCGCCTTGCACATTGGCCGGCCAAAAACATTTGCTCAACATGTTGCCGTTCGCCCAGTTTGCGCTGAGAAACATCTCAGGGGCGAATCCATGTGCACAAAAGCTGGCATAGGCAGCGCTGGCCACAACCTGGAGATTGGCGATGTCGCAGAAAATGACACAGTCATCGCCCTGTACAGCGCAATTGGCAATCCACTGGCGTTCGTCTGGGGGCAAGTAGGCAAGCTGGTGCGTTGTGGCATTCGCGATGGCCACGCCGGCGGCCATACCCACGAGCATGCTGTTGCCAACACTTGTGTCAGGCATACCACTACGAGTCCCACCTACCATCTGGAAAGCGTAGTTGCCAACTCCCTTGGCCGTGTTGTAGCGCGTCTTGGCTTTGTAGTTCTCTGCGCCGGCAAAATACCGCAAACACCACTCTGGGAGGCCAAGGTGCTTGTATGCTGCGATTTTAGCTTGGCAAGCCCACTTGCCAACCGTGCAATCAAACCGATTCATGTCGATGCTGATTGCTGCACACTCACGGTATCGGGACGCAGACGCCTGAACCCACTTGCCAAACTCGTTCGCGCTCTTGCCACCAGTATACAGCACGCATGCGTCGCCGTTCCAAGCCAGCTTCATGCGGTCTGCCAACGTCACAGAGGGCAATGACAGTACACGCTGCAGTGCGGGATCGTCGCAAGCCTGGATGAGACGGGGCACGGTAGTTTTCAGTGCGCCATGTATGCGTGGCACCCAATTCTGCTCGCGTTTCACGAACCCACCCACGCGATAGAAGATGTCGGCAAATATGCTGCGTGGTCGCGTGTCAACAGGCCAGCCCACTCCAAATCCAAAGTCTCGGTAAACAGCTTGGTCCTTGAAGTGGCCCTCCTTTGTGAGAACCTTGAGGGCCTTCCGCTTAGGCAAACGAGTGCTCCAGGCCTCAATGTGTTCCATGGTGATAGGCGACCACCGCTCCCTGTACTCCTGGTACTTCGGCTCCCAAAATTGGGAAGTTTTGAGCCAACGGGCCCGAATGTCGTCAGGGGTGTTAGTGGCAGTTGCGCGTGCTTCTTCCACGTCAGTGGGACTGAGCTTGCCAACTCGAGACAGTGCGGCAAAATGCTGGTTATGACAACATTCGCGGTGGTTGCGGCAAGCATTGCCGTGAACCACAGGCGCGATCTGCATGAAGCCGAGCTTCTGAATGCAGGCGTCTTCCCAGCTGCCGGGTAGTCCGGTGTCCTTATTGAAGGTGACGCGGAAGTTCGGGCTGATCGCGTTGGTTGGGGCGCCCCACAGCAGCATACACGTGTCGCCGCTCATGATCGGGCACGCAAGCAGGATGCTGAACAAGTCAACGCTTGCCTCAGGCCACTGGGCATCGTCGAGCACCAGATGGAACTCCAGCCGGGACCTATGGGTGTCTCTGCTCAACCAAGGGGGCCGCCCAACCGGGAGCACGCCATCGTACTCGTCCTTCGACACGCTAGTGTGGTCTTGCAGGCCCAAGCTCT